ACAGAGCCTGTGTCCATGGCTATAACATTCTTCATGGCGATTCCTAAAAGTATGTCCAGGGTCAAGAGAGCTGCTCTCAAAGGTAAGCCGTGTATCACCAAGAACGGAGATTTAACGAATCTTATCAAGCTAATCGAAGATGCAGCAAACCAAGTCATATTCGTTGACGACTGCCAAGTATACGATCTCACAGCTACAAAGATATATTCAGAAACTCCACGGACAGAGATTACAGTGGTAGTATATAAAAAAGTCGGACAATCTTTACAAGAACACCTCTTTTCATAGACAAGTCTGTTCCAGGCTCTTAACACGGACAAGTCAGAAGGAGATAGAGTATGTATGATAATTCTAACTACTCCGATCACCCAGAAGATAATCTACTCATAGACACGAAAATACATCACTGGACAATACTTCAAGAAGCTTATGGACCAGGAGCTAACATAGAGCGATATCTACTCAGATGTCAGTGCGGTAACGAGAAAATATTTAAGAAGTCAGAATTCAGAAGATTACCCAAGGCGTGCTCAGCATGCCTGATCAACCCAGAATGCTTAGTCTCAGGATACTATAACAAAGAGGCTAGCCTCAAAGGCACAAGTAACAAAGGGAGAGAATGATATTAAGTCCAGAACAAGTTGCAATGAAAGTACACAGATTAACCTGTACGCAAATTCAATCAGAAAACGCAAGAAATAGAAACAATAGCACGGTAAATAAAGATCTTTCAAGAAATAATACATCGGAAAATAAGCCAGTAATTCCCCGAAAGCCCCTCCTAGAGCTGCAAGGCATCGCTCGAAGATTGAGAGAATATGCACAAGATCCTAAGTCTATATCAATAGGAGCTTTCATCAGAGACGAAGGCGTAGTGAGAGCAACCATGGTCGAATGGAGAAAACGATGCCCAGAACTCCAAGAAGCTTACGAATTCGCTAAAGAAGCCATCGGAACAAATAGAATGGACGGTGCTATACACAAGAAGCTAGACCTAAACGCCATTAAACTAGGACAATACAGACTAACACCAGAGTTCGGTGAGGACGAAAGACGACAGATCGCTCTTAGGACTGAAGCCGAGAAAGAACTGCATAGATACAAGACAGAGATAGCTCAACAAGTACTGCAAGACATAGAGATAACTCTTACCAAGATGCCACATAGTGGCCTAGTCCCTGACTTCAGAGGCACCAGTGCCAGAGACACCAGTGTCCGAGACAAACGCAATGACGAGTCTATTCAAGACATATGTGACAGAGTAAAGGCACGAGTGTCTAATGGCGGACCAGTCCGTGGTAATTAATCTAGATGATTACTTCCAACCCAGGGAGTATCAAAAGCCAATCATCGAAGCCTATGAGAATGGGTGCAAGAAGTTTCTAATAGTAATGCCGAGAAGAAGCGGAAAAGATGTAGTTTCCTTCAACATTGTTATCAGGGCAGCTCTCGAAAAGCACGGCAGAGGCACATATTTTTATATTTTTCCAACGTTTGCACAGGCAAAAAGGGCTATTTTTTCTGCAATGTTAATCTCTGGAAAGAAGTTTCTGGAGTTTATACCTCATGAGTTGATATCATCGATCAACGCATCAGAGCTTAAAATCACACTCATTAATGGTTCAATCATCCAGTTCGTCGGGTCAGAAAACTGCCACGACAGATTGACTGGTACCAATCCATTAGGAGTAGTGTTCTCAGAGTATGCCCAACAAAATCCTATCGTCTACGCACAGGTCATACGTCCGATCCTGTTAGCGAATTCAGGCTTTGTTATCTGGGAAAGTACTCCTAGAGGACGTAATCACTTCTATGATCTGTATCAATTGGCTAAGAAGGAGGATGATTACTTTGCTTACTTCCAGACACTTGATGATACGAAACATATAGACCCAGCCTTGATTCGCAAGGACATCGAGAACAACGTCATGAGTGAGGATCTAGCACTTCAGGAGTACTGGTGTTCGTTTTCAGCCGGGATTGAGGGTGCTTATTTCTGTAAGTACATAGATCAGTTACGACTCAAGGGACAGATCGGAGATGTGGTTTATCAGCCCTCGTTACCAGTCTACAGTGCATGGGATATTGGGGTTCGAGATAGCAATGTTATTACTATTTTCCAGGTAACACCGATTGGTAATATACACATTATTGATTTCATTGAAGGTAGGGACTTGGGCATGGAGCATTACATCAAGCAGCTTCTTGAAATGCCATATCAATGGGGTGGCCATATAGGCCCACATGATTTGGAAGTTAGGGAGTATTCAGATGCAGTTTCTAGGAGAGAGAAGGCTAGGAACTTGGGTCTAGAGTTTCTACTCGCTCCCAAGGTAGGATTCATGGACGGAATCGAACAAATTAGAACAACGCTGCCAAAATGTTTCATTGCAGAGAAGAAGTGTGCCCGCTGGATCAAGGCGATAGAGCAGTATCATAAAGAGTGGGATAGTGACCGGCAAGCTTACAGAGATAAACCTGTACATGATTGGTGCTCGCATTTTGCAGATAGTTTACGCTACTTAGCTGTGGGTTTATCATTAATAAGTCCTTCAGAATCTCCAAAGGATATGGAGGCGAGATATCAACGTGCAGCCTATGGCACTAATTCCTATGGAACGAGTTCCTATGGGCAGCATAATAATTTTGGTAACTTACGTTATAGGTAATAAGATGGCTTGTAACAAGCTGGCTTGTAAGAGGCTTATATAACAGAGAGAGGGTAGTATGGCTTTAAGTGCACCTTTTAGAATTAAAGATGGAATCTTTCCCAAGGGAAGATCTGCTGAAGGTAGTGATATTCGTCAAAGGATGGAAAGCTTTTATCAGGATGTTAACTCTCAGAATGAGATGTTTTGGGAACAGGCCTACACAGATATTAGGTTTCATTCCGGAGATAGTACTGTCTTTGATGAGGTTTATGGAAGTAAGCCCTTTACCAGTAAGCAGTTCACCTTTAACAGGATTCGCAAGGTAGTTAATATGGTGTCTGGTTATCAGCGGCAGCATCGGAAGTCCCTGATAGTGACGCCTATCGACAATGGCGATCAAGAGACTGCTGATCAGTTCACAAAAGTTTTATTATGGATGGTTCGCAATGATTCTATATTAGAGACTATATCGGATAGCTTTCACGGTGCATTGACTTCGGGGATCAACTTGCTTCAGCTTTGGATGGATTATGCATCTGACCCTATATCAGGTGATTTACGTATTTCTAACAAAAGCTACAATTCCTTCCTATTAGACCCTTTCTTTAAAAATCGTGATTTGTCTGATTGCAACTCTATCTGGACTAGATCTTATTTAACGGAAAATCAAATAAAGACATTGATGCCTAGGTTAGCTGATGATGATTTATTGGAGAATGTAAGTAGTAGTGGTGGAAATGCCTTATCTTACCCGGATAAGTTTAATTTCTTGCCTGAGAAGCTTACTCATGATCTTCGCACGGATAGGTATAACAAACTATTGGCTTACGATGAGTTTTATTATAGGGATACACGTAAGCAGAAGATGCTTATTGATCAGGAGACAGGAGAGACTTTAGAATGGTCTGGTCGAGATAATGATGAAGGTGAAGAAGCCTTGAAGAAATTCTTGAATGCTTATCCAGAGGTCAGGGTCATTAATAGTGATATCCAGACGATAAAAATGGCAGTAGTAGTGGACGGTGAGGTTATCTATGACGGTGAGAATCCACTGGGCACTGACACGTACCCATTTATTCCTACCATGGCTTACTTCAATCCAGAGATGGAGAATTACTACGACCGTGTTCAATCGATGGTTAGAGATCTTAGAGATCCACAATACCTATATAACAGGCGTAAGAACATTGAGTTATCAATGCTTGAGAGTCAGATTAATACTGGCTGGAAGCATAAAGAGAATGCCTTAGTTGATCCTGATTCTGTCTTTCGTCAAGGAGAGGGTAGAAATGTGGTTATCAAGCAAGGTTCGATGATGGCTGATGCGGAGAAGATACAGCCTGGACAGATTCCTCCAACGACCTTAGCTCTTTCAGAGTCATTGAGTGCAGAGATTCCACAGATATCTGGTGTTAATGAAGAGCTTTTAGGAAGTGCTGAAGATGACAAGGCTGGAATATTATCCATGCTTCGTCAGGGAGCTGGTTTGACTACTCTCCAGGGTTTATTTGATAACTTAGATTTGACTATGAAGCTTGTTGGTCGGGCTGCTATTTCGGTAATACAGTCTAACTTTGCTCCTGGCAAGATAAAGAGGATTATAGAAGAAGAGCCATCTCCACAGTTTTATAACAAGGCTTTTGGAAAATACGACGCAGCTATTGAAGAAGGTGTTAACACATCGACCCAGAAGCAGATGCAGTTGCAGCAGTTATTACATGTGCGGGAGATAGGCATTCCTGTACCGGATAGAGTTATTATTGAGGCTCTTACTATTCAGAATAAGACTGAGCTTGTTGAGGCTATTGAGCAAGATAAGCAAGAGGTCCAACAAGAGCAACAAAGAGTTCAAGAGATTGAGATGCAATTGCAACAAGCTCAAGCAGAACTTGCCAGAGCTAGAGCATTTGCGGATCAGGGTCTTGGTGATGAGCGATATTCACGAATACCAGAGAACAGGGCTCTTGCAGTAGAGCGCATAGCTGAAGCTAATAAAGACGATGAGCAAGCACTTCTAAACAAGATGAAGGCTATATCAGAGTTAGAGCAAATGGATATTAACCAGCTTGATGCGTTGGTTTCAATAGCGAATGCATTAAAGGCTAGTGAGCAAGTATCTAAGCAAGGTTTAGCCGCTCAGGCTAGTGGTGACACAAGCACTAATACTGGTGTTAAGTAAGGGTTGTATGAATAATTTTAGAAAGAATGAGTTCATAAAGAGGATTTTTAAGTATGGTTACATTATTGCAGTTATTACTATTGGCTCTATTCTGCTTTGCAACCTTTATTTACTTTATGAAGGCAATTGGCTTGTTCGAAGAAATCAAGAGATTATTCAAGAAGTAAAAAACCTTATAGAGGAAGAGATAGACAGCCTCTGTTTAGATTTAGGAACACATCCAACGACTCCAGAGTCAACGACTCCAGAGTCAACGACACCAGAGTCAACGACTCCAGTTGACAGCACTTATGTTGATGATACTAGAGGGCTGTTTACGATAGACGAAGATTTCGAGTATATAGTCTTAGACGAGATGAAAT